CGTTTCCCGCAGTGTCGTCCACATTCAGCGAGACCCGAGAATAGGACTTCTGCTTTGGCGCACGAGCCCAGTCATAGACGGCCGTCTGGGTCTGACGGCTCAGGTTCTGGTTTGCATTCGTCAGGGCACCCGCAGTCATCGCGATGGTGGCCATCAGCGCTGCTTTGTTGACGAGGTTAGTAATCGTCGGCACATTCGATGAATTGGTTTCGACGCGCGCAACGATCATGCTGTCGTAAGCGCTGTCGAACGCAAGTGCCGTTTCTGGCAGGGCGGCAGGGTTATAGCCGGCATCAGCCAGATCCTTGAGCGAGAAGCCGGCGGTCGGCGTCCAGCGCAGATGGTAGATCTTGTTCGCCGCCGTCGCGAAATCGGCCTGTACCGTCGTTACCAGGAAGATCCCGCGATGCAGGAACTCGTAGCCCGCCGGCACGCGAACCTGACCGGCCGCCGGCGAAACCACGGGCAACTTGCCATCGGCCGTCAAGACCTCTGGGAAGATTGGCAGACGAACACGCGCCTGGGTCATCAGAACATAGTTAGCATCACCTCCGCCGCCGGTCGCTGCCTCGATCTTCAGATCGATTGCCTGGTCGAGCTGCGTCGGGTCCGTCTTGTCGGGCGCAAGGCCGGCGTTCTTGATAACGGTAACGATCTCCCGCTGCGGCATCTCGATGGCGAGCGCCGGCACCCTCGATCCTGAAACGGCGCCGGGTGTGTTACGGTCAGCATAGCCAGCATTCGGGTCGGCGCTGCCAAAGGGGGCGTTATAGTCCATCGTGTCCTCACACTTCAGGGTCAACGGTGACGAGGAGCTGGTTGCCGTACTCGTCAATGATGGGTGTGCCGTCCTCGGTCATGAGATAATCGAGGTAGATCCATGGCTGCAGGATCGGGAGTGTCCAGGCGGGCGCGTGCTGGCGCAGGAGGCAAAGAATCTGTTCGGCCTCGCCGAGCGAGAACAATGGGTCCATTCCCAACTCGCTTGTTCCACACTCAAAATAGGTGATAGCGGCGCCCTTGACGCGCACGATCCAGTAGGTCTCTTCGGTAGGCGATCCTGTCGTGTGATAGCCGCCGCACTCCGAGAAGCCGCATTCGAAGATGCACGGCTCCTCGATCTCGACTTCGAAACCGAATTCAGCTGCCAGCCGAATAAAGTCTTCCGGCGTCGAAACAGGGGCGCCGTTGACCTTCCGTCGCAGGGCGGACAGACGCTGAGACGTCGATGGCTCCGACGAAAAACACCGCTCCGGAAGGCCATGATCCGCCTCCCAGCTTTCAAGCGTCTCGCTCACCGTCTGGGCATTCGCTTCGAGCGCCAAGCGCCAGGCGCGTGCATAGAGCCATTCGAACGGCGACATCAGGACGCGCGTGAAACGCGCCAGTACCGAGGCAAGAGAAAGGGCTTCGCCGTCCGGAGAGCCCCAGGCGGCACCCGTTGGCCAAAAGGACAAGCCTGCCGATATCAGGTCGTCGCTCGTCGGCGAGGACAGCGCATCGCGCGGCAGCTCGACGCCGGGCGCCGATACAGTTGTAAATCCCGCCGTCACCGTATGCTCATAGGAATTCCGCTTGCCCATCACGTGCACCGTCAAATGAAGCTGATGGTGCCGACGACGGGATAACGGCCGCCCGTATAGGGCAGGTCATCGAGCGGCCAGTTGAGCACATGGCTATCCTCGCCGGCGACGGCGGAGATCGCCTCAGCAATCCAGCTGCGTGAAAGCCAGAACACATCGCCAGCCACACCCGGCCGCGCCTTTTCGTAGAGCACGGCGTCGATGGCCTCCGCGATGCGGGCGCGAACGTCCGCGCTGTCCGTCTTCAGGTTCGCAATGATCGGGTTCAGCGGGTCCGGCGTCGGCGGCTCGACCACGCTGTCATTGACGCGAATGAGCCTCTGCGCATCGATTGCCGCCTGCACGACGAGCTTGTCGCCCTCCGTCGGAATTCGGTCCGGCCGGCCCGCGAAAAGGAAGAAGACAACAATGAACGAGGGCGTGATGCCGTCGCGATAGGCCCAGGCCTTCAACACGCCGGGCACGTCGAGAGCAATCCGCTCATAGTCGGAGAGCTTACCGGCGCCCGGTGGGTTTGCCTTGCGAAACAGCACGCGACCACGAAAATCTTCGATCTCCTCGATATCGGCGCCGCCGCCGAGCCCAGCACTTCCAACCGTGAAGTTGGTGCCGAGTGTCGGCTCCAGCCCAGGCGAGGAAAGCGTCAGCAGACCGCCAGCAGCGCGGTTCGTGACGCCACCCTTGTCTTCGGCGACGACAGAAAACGACACGGCGCCGACCGGGCTTGTCTGCGCGGGCGACGACGAGACATATGTATTGTTGCCCGAGACGAAGCGGATCCCAGCGGGATAGACCCTGTTCGGCTCACCCGTCCCCTCAATGATACCGCTCGCCGACGATGCAGGCTTTCGGAAGATGTTCACATCGGCGCCGTGCAGGATCAGGAATGGCAGCGATGCCGTGCGCGCGAAGATCTGCCGCGCTACGAAGCCCATCCGCAGCTCGAACTCCTGCGACATGCCCGCAAGCACCTTCGCGACGACGGTCACGAAGTTGTTCTTGAGCGCCGTGTCCGTTCCGCGAAGGTGCTGCCGGAAGGCGCCGCGAATTGCCTGCGATGCCTCAGCCAGCGAGCGGATGGACCACGCCATTGATCTGCCTCCAGAGAAGTTCGAATTTTCGTTGATAGGCCAGCGCGCCGTCGCGCCCGAACAGCGTCACGGTGTAATCGATGCGCGCACCCGGCCGATCGACGGTGACCGCCACATCGATCGATGCGACCGCGCCCTGCACGATCAGCGGTTCAAGCGCCTCGCGCACAAAGTCTTCGACATCGATCTCAATGCCCTCGTAGATGGCCCGGCGACGCAGAAGCCAGAGACGTGACCCGAGCGGGCCTTCCCCGTCCATCTGGTCGAAGCTGTCCCCAAACCATCCCCGGTTCTGCTCGCCATCAGGGAGTTCGCTGTCCTCGACGCGGCGATCCGTCATGAGGTGGATGAGAACCTGCGTCGCCAGACCTTGCTCCGCGCGCAGGTCGCCGGGGGCGGAAGGGTGATCGAGCGCGTTGAGGATGAGGTCGCCGGCAACGCCGTCCCATCCGATATCGGGCGCGCGATAGGGTTCCTCGCCCTCGTCGAGCGGAATGATTCTCATGGGTTTGCGCGCCTCTAGTGGCTATGGTGATTGGTGTTGCCGGTCGTATCGATGATCGATCCCGTCGCGGTGATGTTGCCGTCGACGTTGAGGTCACCCTTTATGTTCCACGTCCCGCCCGTCATGGTGATCGTCCGGCTGCCGAAGTCCATGACGACATCCGGGCCCATCAGCTTGATGATGTTACCCTCAGCATCGTAGAGCGCCGTCGCGCCGGCCGGCAGCCCGCTCGGCCGGTTTGCAGGGTTCTCGCCGCCCAGCACGAAGGCCATGTCGGGATTGCGCGGCATGGGAAGCAGCAGCGCCTTGCCGCCCTTGATCGGATGCGAGGCAAAGCCATGCGGCTCGATGCGATGGATCTCCGTCCATCCGTCCGCCATCGTCCCGCGGCCGGAAACGAACTGCTGCCCGCCGCGCTCGACAACACGGCCGTCAAGCTCGATGCGTCTCATTCGTCCTCATACTCCGCCTCGATCGCGCCCGGCGCCGCATAGCCGGCCGATGTCTTGCCGCGCGGGTTCTCGCCGCCGAGCGCGCGCGGATCGGCAAGCGAAAGGGTGGCAACGGTCTTGTCGTCGCCGCGCTGCGAAAGCACAACGCTCTTGATGATCATAATCCCCTCGATGCCAAGCCAGTCGTCCTCGACCCGCACGAGGTAGTTCGGCTGCCAGATCTTGCCCAGCTCGTCACGCCACCCCGTGACAGGAAGCGTGGCCGTCACACTGTTGCCGGCGGCGCGCTTAGCCTGCCAGATGGCACGCGTGCGCATCCTGTCGATGGTGGCCTCACCCTCATGCGGCAGAATCAGCGTCCGCTTGCGGGAAACCCCACTATCGCTGACCTTCGTCTGCGGCCGCAACTGCTGTTTGTCGCCGCCCTCGCTTTGCTGGCCGCGCACCTTTATTTCCGAGTACCGCCCCGCCTCGGTGAAGCTGGCGGAGGCGCCGGGCAGGATGTTCACGCCGCGCCTCAGCGTTCCCGCGTGAATTCCAGCCGGCTTTGTCGCCAGCTTCATCCGGCCGTTCGGCGTGTCATGGATGAGAACGCCACGGCCTCTCGCCCGACGCGCGATCGAGGAGAACTGGCTTTCACCCTCTATGATCTTGTGCCGCCCTTCGGTCGGGAATGCCGTACCATCGGTCTCAATGCCGACGCCGGCGCTATCCAGTTCCCGAGCAATCGCAGCAAGATCCTTGTTCAGGATCTCTCCGGACGGATGATCGATCGATGTCTCGATCAGGTCGACTGTGCGCGAAACGAAGCTGCAGGAAAGGGTACGGTCCCGGTCCGTGTATCCAGTCTGCACGTCCCGCACATACCCGGTGAGGATAAGATCTCCGCTCGCCTTGATGGTGGTTTCCTTGCCCGGAAAGACAGGCAGCCCGCTACCGACGATAACGAAGTCGCCACTTGCCGAACGCGCCGCCTCTTCAGCCGAGATCGTGATATCGATCGACATGATCTTCGGAAGCCCGGCGACTTCGACGATCTCCAGCGGCCCACGACTGACTGGACGGCGCATGTCAGTTTTCCAGCGCTTCGAAGCCGACCGGCATCAGCATCGGCGTCGTGCTGCGTGCAATGTCGACGACGCCCTGCGCACGCGCGGCATCGCCATAGAGATGATAGGCGATAACAGTCGAAGGCAGGGAAATCCCGGTCTCGACGCGCACGATCGGCACGGCGTTCGCCGCCTGCTCGGATACGATCAGGACGGCGATCTCGATGATGCGCGCGAGATAGCGATAAAGGTCGACCATCTCAGCCCCGCGCGCCGAAATGCTGGCGAGCGCCGTATCGCCATGGCTTGCGATCCTGCTGCGCGCAGCACGCGCCTGCGGTCGCGAGATCCATGAGATACGAGGTGCCGCGATCGACAGGCCGAACACGACGAGGATGCCGGCCGCCGCAAGGGTCTCCGCATCCTCCGCCGAGGGCATGGCGATCGCATCGAACCCGGATGGCTCGCTCACGCTTTCGGCGATCACACGCATGATCGATAGCGCCTTGCTCGCAAACGCCACGCCTTCCAGCGCTGGTGTCGCGGAAAGACGATCGGCGAGATCCTGCGCATCGAGTGCGTCCGTCACCAACGTTCCGGCGAGATTGGATAGCCAAGCAGCGAGAAGAGCCTTGTCGGCACCCATTAGAAGAAACCTCCAAAAGCCGTGGCGGCAGCCGACGCCAGTCCACCAAGGACAGTGGTCGTCATGTCGCCGACGCCCAGAACTGCGCCAGCCTCATTCCCGACCGGGATCGCCATGAACGAAAAGGCGATGTAACCAGCCGTGTCGCGCGCCCGCCGCCGCTGGAAGTCGATGACATAGGCCAGCTGTCCGCCGTCGATTGGCAACACTAGGCGGCCCGGTCCCGCCGCCTGCGCAGCCTGCGTCAAACGGACGGCCTGCGCGTCGCTGCGGTCGCCGATGAGATAGGCCGTGACTTCATAGCCCGAGGTGACCAGCCCCATTTCCTCGGGAAACGAGTAGCGGCCGCCGGCATATTCATGCAGCGCCACGCGCTTTCCGCCCGTGAAGGCATCGTCTTCAACCCAGAAGTCGACGCCGCGGAAGCTTGCCCGCCGTAGGGTTTTCGTCCAATCGCGCATGATATCTTCCCGTCAGCCGCCGGTGCTCGCCGGCATTCCGATGCTTGCCGGCATGGTGCGGCCGGTATCGGCATTGACCTTCCCGCCGCCTCCCATGCCGCCGGTGTTCACGCCGATCTTGACCTGACTTGCCCCGGCGGCAAATGCCTGTGCAATCGCTGCGCCGATCTGCGGCGACGCCGCCATGATCGCTTCGCGGACGACCGATCCGAGTTCAGAACCGACTGCACCAGCGTCGGAACTCAGCTTCGAAATTGCGGCTTGCGCCAATGCCTCGCCGACGGGTTCGGCCTGCTGCGGACTGAAGAAGTCTTTGATGCCATCGAGAACGCGCGTCGGCGTCCACGGCTTCATCCCGGCTGATCGCTCCTCATAGGAGCGACGATCGCCGCCGCGCATCGCTTCCACCATGCTCTTTTCGAGGCGCGGATAACGCTTGTCGACGACACTATCGCCATAGGTTTTGCGGGTGCGATACGGCCGATAACTTGCAGCGTCTCCGGCAAACTCTTCAGGCGCTGACGGGCGAGAGAAGTCATCGCCCCGGCTGTTGAAATAATCGATCTCGCCGCGGCGCGAGAGCATCGCAGCTGTAATAGCATCACGGCCGGCAGTCATGCCAAGGGTCGACGGTCGGGTGCGCGGCATTGGTCCCGTTTTGGGAAGTCCCTTGCCGGACTTGCCGCCGCCAGGAAACTCCGCTTCCGGCTTCCAGCCCTCGGGCAGGACCGGCCCCTGCTGATACTTGTTCCGTAGCGCGGGATCCGTGAACCCGCCTTCAATCGCG